CCGCCTGACGTGGTTTTCACCACATGCTGCCAGCGTGCATTGGTCAATCCAGACACCACCGCCGCGCCAACCGCGCCCGCCGTGGTCACGTCATAAATGGCGGTTCCAGACGCGGCAAATAGCTTATTCGTGCTTCCGCTGGAATACTGCATTAGGGTCTCGACGTTGCCCGGCAGGCCCGTAACGTGGCTTTGATGCCCGCGCCGTAGGATCACGTCATTCCCACGAGGGAACCAGTTATCAAGCGTGATGGCGTCTGCCGCATCCATAGACGCCAGCGCATCACGCGCGTTCAAGCCTTGCACCGGGGGCGGGATAGACACCACCCGCGCCGTGCCAGCCGCTTGTTTGGTCGGTCGGATCATAGCGGCCAAGACCCATCTTGGATGCTTGGCACGCGCGGCGCCGGGTCATACTGCCCGCCCATGCTGACCGTGCGCTTGCCGCCATCCCGGCCTATGGCTTGGTTCACCTGCGCCTGATATTCCTGCAATTCGTCAGCATAGGGCAAACGGTTGCGCTTCAACCAGCGCCAAATAATGCCCAACGTGATCAATTCTTCATTGAGTAGCGCGGTGTTAGCGTCATTCGCCCAAGCATCAGCCTCACCAAGCCCATCGCCATTCGTGTCAACCCAAAAGCGCGACACATATTCAAACCGCACATTCTCGCCCGCCGGCGGGTTTGGAATGATCAGAAAGGCGTTGCCGCGCTGCCTGAAATGCAACCAGGGCGGCCCGACAAGTGAAGCTTTGAGTTGCTGCCATTGTTGCGGATCGACCGGCCCGATCAGGCTCCGGTTTTGCGTGTAATTCCAAGCAGTCTCATTGATGAAGCGGTCGAAATCAGCCGGGATTGCGCCCGGCTGCGTTTCGGATGCAACCGTAGTGAAGCTGCTTTCCTTAGTCAAATTTTGCCATGCCACCCGCCGCGCCAATTCGCGCCCTTCTTGCGTGGCCAAGGCGCGCATGACGCGGATCGTCTCGTCATTAGACGACATGACCGCGCCTGGCATTTGGATGCCAAGCCTATCGCAAGCCGTTTGAACCAGCGTGAGTAGTGACATTTCCGCACCCCTTACCCAAGCGCCGCCGCAACGCCTTCCGGCTTTCGGCCGCGTTTCTTGTCGGCTTCCTTGGCCATTTCATCGGCTAATTCCAGCGCCTCGTTGCGCTCTTTCTGCAAGGCTTCCACTTGCTGGCGCAGCGCCGCCAATTCTTCCGATACCGGCGCCAGATTGGCCCGCGCATCAAGAAGCGCCTTCGCCTTGGCGCGAATCCCAATAATGCCGGGGATCGGCAGCTTGTTCAGCGCCGCTTCCTCAGCATTGGCCAAATCTTCGACACTGCGGATTTCCACTTGTGCCAGAACGCGGACCATTTCCTTGGTAGCAAAAGGAGCAGCATCCAAAGGCATTCCGATAACCGGCGCATCTTGGCCTTCCTTCCATCGGTCGTAATAGGGCTTGATCACCGCCCAAATTTCTTCACCAACCATGCCTTTTTTCAGGCGCGAGACCTTCTCAGCAACGGTTGACCTCATGCTGTCGCCTTTCTTGACCCACCGCACCCAATCCGCGGCTTTCAGGTCGGCGCCCTCGCCAGTGTATTCAGTCCAAAACTCAATCGGCATTATGGCCACGGGCTCGCGGCTTTGTCCGGTTCCACTCATAACGTCATCTCCAAAAAGAAAGGCCGGGGATTGATTTCCCCGGCCCAGTTGATCATCAGATCACAACACCCTGGATCGAATAATTCAGGATGCCAGGCGCCGTGCCAGCGCCAGCGCCGCGCGCCGTGGTCAGAACAATGCCATCGCAAGTAAGCGAACCAGCGGTGCCATCATCGTCAAGCTGGCCTGCCGTGGCGGTCGTGTTCAAGCGCACATTCGCAGCGCAAGACGCCGCTACCTGCACGTTGCACACGCCCTTCACCTGAACCCAGCCGTAGCTGCTGGCAGCAATGGCGGAAGGCGCCACGCCAAGCAAATCACCACGCGCGTCATTCGACGTGCTGACCATGACGGCGCCATAGGCTTCGTCAATGGTGGCCACGAAGTTTGCAGTGATCCCGCCAACACCAGCCAGGACAAACACGTATTCGTTGCCCAGTTGGTCAATGTGACGGTCGCCCAAGCCAAAGCCCTTGCCTTGCGTAAGCTCGGCAGCGGTAAAAGAGTTGAGAACATCAACCCCAATCAGAGTAGTCATGTGTCGTTCTCCTTTCGATTACGACGCGTCAATGAGGATGCCTTGCAGGCTCCGGTTGGAGCATACAAGCTGGCCCTGCCAGAACATCGGGATCACCACCGCATCCTGGTTGATGGAGACTTTCTCATCGTCAACCGTCCAGTTAGCGTCACGATGCGCGATCAATTCCAGATAGTTGGTGTTGAGGAAATACATCCTCTCCGCCGTCTTGCCGAAATTGGCGTTATCGTCAAAGATCACATCCGCATCCACATATTTCAGAGCGCGGAAGCCGGCAGTGCCTTCATCAGCCGAGGCGTAACGCTGCAAGTCTTGCAGGCTTTCCCAATAGGCCGAGAAGAAATCGTGCGATGACACGATCAGATCAGGCTTGTCGCCGCCCCGGACGCAAGACAAATAAAGCGCGTTCATATCGCCCTTGATCGTGCTTTTCGTCCAAGTGTTGCTGCCCGCAATTTCGCGGAACTGGTTGCGCCAGAAAGTGTAGGTCGCGCTGTCAATCCCGCCGACGGTGCCTTGACCGTTCGTCTGGATGATCAACGCAAGCCCGCCCATCTGGTTTGCCAGCGCGCCGGACGAATACAGATCGACCGACATGTTATTCGCCGCCGTGCGCTTGGCGTTCTGGATGCGCGCTTCCGCCAAGTCAATCAGCTTGCTGGAACCGGCATTCATGCGAAGCTCGCGACCGGACGCGGTAATGTGAACCGCCGCCTGCACCCAATCATATTTCGCAGCGGACACAACATCCGAAGCGGAGATGTTCAGCGCGTCATAGCCGGAATAACGCTGATAAGTGCCATTTTCCTGGTAATCCAGGGGGCGCACGATTTCATAACCGCCGTCAAGCACGGTGCGGACACGGCCCCGGCGCGAAAGCCGGTTGTAAAGCGCGTTGTGTTCGCTGACGTTATCCGAAATCTCAGTCGGATGGTTCCGAAGGGTCGTCGTGACCATTTCGGTAAATGTAGCGTTCGGGGACGGCATCGCCGTTCACTCCTTGTGCTGAAGGTTGATGGTTAGCCTTGAAGCTGACGGTAAGCGGCTTCCAAGCTGCTGCGGATGTCTTGCGGCTTGCCGGGTGAACCCGACACCGCGCCACGGGTCCGCATATTGATCGAAGCGGCCTTCTTGGCGTCGGCTGCCTTTGCGGCGGCTTCTGCCTTGGCCTTCGCTGCGCGTTCGGCTTCCTCGACTGCCTGCGCTTTGGCCCAAACCGCATCATTCATGCGGACGGCTTTGGCGTATGCGTCTTCCAGCCCTTGCGCTGCGCCGGACGCAATCAATCGGCCCATGTCCGCCCGAACCTCGGCAAAATATGGCCGGAGCGGCTTGCCGCTGGCGTCCTTTGCTTGCTCGAATTGGGAAATGGTGTATTGAAGCGTCTCGGCTTGCTGGCGTTCGATGTGCTGCTTGAGTTGCGTTACCTCATTTACCAAGGCGTGTTGCATTGGATCAGCCGGCGCGGCGTATTGATTAGCCTGGCCGGCGAAGTGCGCGCGAAGATCAATGCCGCGTTGCCCAGCAAACCATTCAATGAAGCGCAAGGGATCACGCCCGGCCTGTGTGGAGACATTGACGAGCATTTGAACGGCTCGCGGAATGTCGCCGTACTCGGCTACAAGCGCGGTTTTGTTTTCACCAATGGCTTGCTCGATTGCGTCATAGAGCGAAGCGCGCTGCCCTTTTTCCGTGATGGCTTTGTGAGCTTGGTTTTCCCGGTCCAGCACATAGCGCTGCACATCGGGCGGAAACATTGCCCATTTGGCTTTCACCTCGGCGGACCAAGAGGAAGGCGGCTCGATGGCCTCGGCTTGAGGTTCTGCCGCCTTCTGTGTCTCGGGCTGGTCCGGTGTTTCTGACGCCCTTTCAGGCGCCGTATCTTTGGCTTTGAAGCGCCCATCATCGCCGCGTTCTTCCGCCTTCGCCAACACGCTTTCCAGCGTGTCACGGATCGAAGGCTTGGCGGTCTCTACCGGTGCGGGCGCGGCAATGGGTTCCGGCGCGGTTTCTTCCACCGCCGGCTGTTCAAGCATCTCTGACATGGGGTCTCCTGCTTAGTCCCGCCTCAACGGCAGGTTTCGCGGGTTTGCGAATTTTGGATTGCGATAGCCGCCGCGCCATTCGGACGGATCAACCTCGCGCGTATTGGTGCGCTTGAAATGCTCGCGGCGCGCGGCCCGGCCATCAATCCAGCCATCGCCAAGCGGAGACTTGTACGCTGGCAGGTCACGCATAATGCCCGGCGTGTCAGGCGCAGCGCGCGGCTCGTCGATCACTTCTTCCAGGCGAAGCGTGTCACGGTTCCAGCGGTAGCGGGGCATCACATCACCATTAAAAGGACGGTCAGGTCGTCATCATCAGCCCATGCGCGGGCTTGCAATTCCGCAATCCCGTCTAGCAAGGCGGAAATGCGGTCAATTGTGGCCAGGTCGCGCGCTTGCCGATCAAGCGCTGCAATCTCGGCGCGATAATCTTCCGGCGCGGCCTTTCTGGCGTCTGCCAGCGCTTCTTGCACGTCAACCCGCGCGGCTGGCGCCTCAGTCTCGGCAAGGCCCTCTGCGGCTTCGTATGCCGCCCGCAAAGCCTGCCTGAACCGTGCGGCGCGTTCTTCCTCGGCGCGCTGCCGGCGCTTTTCGCGCTTGGCAATGCGCCGGATGTCATCCAGTCGCGCGGGCGCATCATCGCCGCCAATTGGTGGCGGTATTGGCGTCGGCGGTATTGGCGACTGAAGGAGCGTTAAAAGCACGGGTTAGCCCCCAGGCAATTCTTCCAACGGCAGATCGGGGTCCGGTTCAATCCGATTGATATGCTCGACAAAAACCGCCGCATCTTCCACCGCTTCGCCAAAGCCGGACGAAAGCACATCGGCTGCCAAGTCGTTAGGAAAAAGCACCACCTGCCCTTCGGCGTAGGTGGATGCCTGGATTTTAGTTGGTGCAAGTAAGCGAATGAGCGGCATGGGCAATCCCCCTTTATCCGAAGAAAAGATCGCCAACGATGTCGTTCAAGCCTACTGCCGTGGCGTCGGCATCGGCGGCGCCCGTGACCGTGGTCAGGGCAATACCGGTGGTGAAGGCAATACCGCCCTCAAGCGTGAAAATACTGACGCCATTCGGCGGAATAGCGATGGTGCGAACCACGCCAGCCCCGGCAGTCGGCGTTGTGGTTTGATTGTGCAGTTTGACATACCGCCAAGCGGCGTTCGTGTTTGCCAATGACCAGCCCAACACGCGGCCACCGCTGGCCCTTACTACCGTGGCGTTTGTCGTGGCAGCCGATACAATATGCGCACCAGACGCAGCGCCCGTTGCAGTAGCGCGGTATTGAACGCCAACGTCACCAACTAAGGACGTTACCGCACCAAGATTGACGGTGCCAGAAATCGGCATGGGCGCCGCGTTACCAACCGGCCTAACGCCCGCGATGTAGGTTGGCACATTGGCGTTATCTTCGATTGATAAAAATCCAATAGTCCAAGAAACGCTTGACGCCGGGGCTGTCGCGCCGTTTTGCGACCAGACGTAAAGGTAAAGCTCCACATCATCATCAGGAAGGTTTTCAAAGCGGCTTGCGCGCGTAACAAGCGTTGGCGTGGTAGCTGACGCCACCAGCGCATCCGACCAATAAACATTTCTACCATCAGCCGCGACGTTCATCACATGGCCTGAACTGGCAGTTGTGTTGATGGTAGCCGTGGTGTCGCCGCTATTCCAGCCGCGCCGCTGCGCGTCAACCGCCGCTTGCGTTGCTGTGGTGCCTTGGTAAAGGGTGCGGATGTAATTCCAGCCGAACAAATCCACCGTGCAGGAACCAGAGGCGGGCCAACCTGCAACCGTGAAATTGATGGTGTCCGCAGTGGGGACGCTGGCAATCGCGTAACGGCCCGGCACGCCAGCGGCGCCGCTGATCGCGCCCACGAACATCGATTGCCCGACATTATCAGCCGTGAAGCCGTGCGCTACCTTCGTGACTGTGATGCTGGTTGCGCTGTTGATGGTGCAGGCAAGCCCCTCACCAATCACATCAGCCATCATAACATGGAAATTGGTGTTAGCGATGCGCGATGAAAGGATTGCCTTGTGGCGCTGAATAAAGGATCCTCGGAAAGTTTGGTTTGACCGCGCCAAAAACTCCGCCCGCGCCGTGGTGCCTGCCGCAACGACAAGGTTGCTGTTCGACTGCGAGACCGTTACGCCCGTGCCGATGGTGCGCTGCGTCAGTTCCGGCGCAAGCAAGCCTGACCCTGACGCGGCAAAACCTACGCTCCAAATATCAGACGGAGCCTGCCGTACTACCGCGCCGCGATCATTCACCAATGGATGCGTGGTGCGGATATCGGGCTGGTTGGCTGATGTGGCAGCGCCGGACGGCAAGGGCAGGCTCGCGGCGGAAACAGGCACCGCACTTGCCCGAAGCTCCGCATCAGTCAACGGGCCAGTCACCGAAAGCGCAGAAGGCGCCGTAATTGGTAGGGGATTGGCCGCACTCACATCCGTCGCGCTGCCATCGGCGCCAATGCCGATCTTTACTCGCTGGTGAAGAACCCCGCCAATTTCATCGGCGGCAACCGTGGCGCCTACGCCAGGCGTATAGCCTACATTATCAGCCATCAGGCATTCCCCATCGGCGCGGCGGTTTCAACCCCTACAGCGCGCCCATCAGCGCCTCGCACAACGCGCTTAGGCGCCATCATGGCTTGGGCAAGCTGCGATAGCGCCTGCGCTTGCATCATGGTCGCCTGCGCCTGTTGTTCGGCCTGCGTTGCAAGGGTTTGGTTCAGGGCAGCCATCGCCGTAGCCGTTTCGCGCATTTGCATTTCATATGCCGCTTGCAGCGCTTCACGCTCAGGCATAAGCGCATCCTTGCGGGCTTGGTCGCGGGCCACTTCTTCTTCTTTGAGTTTTTGCATCTGCAATGCCTCGTTAAAGGCTTGTTCGCGCTCTCTAAGTGCCAAGTCGCGCTGCGAAAGCGCAAAGTCTCGCTCGGCTTTCTGCGCTTCCATAGCTTGCTTTTGTGCTTCCGCTTGCGCCTTGGCTTGTGCCTCCGCCTGCGCCGCTTGCGCCTCTGCCGCCTGTTGCTGCGCCGCCTGATCTGCGCCTGGCGCCGTGGCGCCGCGCATCTTACTCAGGCGCTCTAGCGCGTCCTCGGCCTGCCGCCCAAGCTTGAAATTGCGCGCGAAGGCAGTCAGCAAAT